ATGTCCAGGACTGCATCCTGATTTGGGCTTTACCTGAGTCGGCCTGAAAGAATACGTTGGATGCGATTGAGCCACCGATTGAGGTGCTGACTGCGTTGACTTCACATGCTAGGTCTTGCCAGGTGATGTTGCCTGAAGCGTCATCGCCTAGAACGTTGGTTCCGCCTAGTGGGCTGATACCTAGCACGAAGACGTTGCGCGCAGCTTCGGCAAGTAGCATTTCGACTTTTAGGTCTGTGGCTATGTCGAAGTTGTTGATTACAGCCATGGCTATTCCTTGAGTGCTCTAAGGCTGCCGGTGAAACCATTACGGGTCGCGTTATTCACCGTGTTGACGATGTCCTGCGCGCTGACTTTAGGTGTATTGATTGTGATGTTGTTTTGAACTACCCTGCCCGAACCAAAGTCGAAGCCTGTGTTAGGAACTGTTGGAGCCGGTGTCTTCAAAGGTGAGTTTGGGATTTGATACAAGTTTGGTCGCTTGGCTTCAATTGGTGCGCTGCCTGGAATACTCAAGATTGCTAATGCGGTTGCGCCACCGAGCACAAGTGGATTTAGCAAAGTAGTGGCATTGAATGCAGCCATGGCTACCGTAGCGGCCTTGATAGCCACAGTGATTCCTGCAATAGTTTTGGCCGCGGTTCCAATAGCTGCGACGCCACCGAGTAATGGCAATAGCCAGTCTTTGTTCTTGATTGCCCAGTTGGCTGTGTTGGTCAACTCGGTCAATACATCGTGCGCCGCGTCGGCTATTCCCTCAAGCGCCTTTTGACCTGGAGGCGACATCATCCAAGCTGCAAACTTATCCAGCACTGGCAATAGCGCGGTGCCAAGTTTTTCCTGAATCTCGCCAAAGATAATCTGCATGCGCTGGTATGGATCGAGGTTCGCCGCTTCTGTAGATGCACCTTTGAACGCTGCAGCCATGTCGTCAATAGGTGTCTTCGAACCCTTGAGGCTGGGAATAAGTTTATTCAGCGCCGTGTCTGAACCTGCCAGGCTTTTGGCCATAGCCATAGTCACAGCATCGAGGTCTTTACCCGTTGCAGCTGATGCGTCAAGGGCTATCTGTAGTAACTGGTTTGACCTGGTTACATCGCCGGTTGCAATAAACAACTTTTGATAAGCGGGGCGCAATTTGTCGTCTGCGATACCGGCTTGAATCTGCATCTTGGAGATTGCTGCTTCTGCGGATTTGACGGTGGCATCTGTGGCTTTGCCTGTGTTGGTCATCGCCAGAGCAAGCAACTCCTGGCTCTTGCGATCTTCGATAGCAGCTTTAGTGGCCTCTTGCAATTCCTGAGTAATGACTCGGAACGACAAACCGATACCAATGGCCGCAAACGCTTTGCCAATTCCTGCGCTAATCTTTTGCGCTGATTTGCCCATGGTGTTGAGGTCGCTTTGTGCGCCCTTGGTTGCGCTTGTGAGCTTCTTGAACTCGCCAAGGATTTCGACATTGAGAATCAAACTCATTTGCCAGACCTCTCCTCTATGGCTTCAATGAAAGCCCTATACTCCTGAAGCGTAAGTTGCCTGTAGTCTTTTGGGCTCATTCCTGTAACTAAACAGAAGTGCGCCATTCGTTCTAGAGACTCTTTTACGCTTGCGCTTTTGGGTCTGCAAGATACTCCGTCACCCAGTTAGTGGCCTCGGTGAAAGTCATCTTGCCGACATCTTCAATTTTGGCATTCTTGTCGGTGCGTTGCTGCAATAGCCACACTAAGAACTTTAGGGCGCGTCCAGGGAACTCGCCTTTGCCAAACAATACGTTGACCGATGATCCGGTCAGTTTCTCGAGCTGCTCGATTTCATCCATGGTTAGGACATCTAGAATCGTGCGTTCTGTGTTACTCATTGGTCGCCTCTCGGTGCTCCTTTGCTGTATTTGTTATACAGCTTGTTTATGTTCATGAAGTAAGTCTTGTAAACCTCGTTGCGTGTTATGCCTAAAGCCCGGCTGAAGAATGGGTTAGGCATAATGTTCTTTTGCACGAAGTTGTTTCGGTCATAGAACCAACCCCAGTGTATTACGTTTGCGTAAGGCACTTTTGTATTGTTACCGGCACTTACAAGGACTTTGCGTGCTTGTTTCTTTGAGCGGATAGTCGCGCGTAGTGCTCCTGATCGTGTAGGCACTAGACCTCGAGCAGATGCTGCCACTATGTCAGCGGCTTGTTGCGAAGCGGCCGAGACCTCGGCGGTGGGAACTCCAATTGCTTTTAGCGCACGGAGTGCATCGCCGAGGCCTTCGACTTTGATGCCGTCTTGACCAGGCATGTTTTATTAAGCAGTTACCTTTTCGACGCCGTAGAACAAGTCGTTAGCGGTGTCTAGACCAGTGTTGCGAACGGTCAGAGCTACTGAGAACGAAACGACTTCGTTTGAAGTCAGGTTTAGCGGTGGCAACTGGTCGAAGACAACGGTTCCCTCGTAGTGAGGTTCATCGCTGGTTGGCGAAGTGTTGCCGTTCGGTGCGATGACGAAAGTTGCGGTGGAACCAAAGTTAGCCCATAGCACCTGGTAGAGACTGGTTGAGTCGCCAGAGGTAATTCCGTCGAGAGTTAGAGTCCACTCGCCGCCAACACGAACCTCGCAGAAGGTCTGAACGTCGCCAGGGGCGTCTCCGAGCTCGAGGACTACTGAGGTGGCATCGCAAGCGTAGTCAGTGCCGGCGATTTTGAACTTGATGTTTTGCGCCTTGATGCGCGTTGAAGCAGCCATTCCTGGAGCCTTTCTTAGATCGTAATTTGTAGGTCTGTTTGGACAGACACTGCAAGATACTCGGTGTTGTTGGTTTGTAGGTTGTAAGGCTGGCCTGCACTTAACATCCGTGCATAGCCAGGCATTGCGTTGATGACTTGCTCGAGGAGCGCGTCGAGTCTCTCGGATGCCATTTTGTTGGTCGCTGTAGCTGCCACACAGATTAGCTCGAGAGTGAGTGTGTATTCCTTACCAATGCTTGCAGGCTGTAAATAAGGACTACCGTTGTTGATAATTACGATCGGCGGGGTAATGCGCTCTGGCACATGGTCAGAGACGATTAAGCCTGCTGCTACAAGATCGAGTTTGAACTCAATCTTGGCAGCCGTAATCTCGTTTGTGGTCATACTCCGTAACCCACCCAAGGCTGTAGCAATGGGTAGACGGCAATCATTGGGTCACGAGCTACGCGAACCGGTGTTCCGTCAAGGGAAGCGAACTGAGCCACTCCCTGGGGTGCGGAGCGACGGTGGAAGAGTTCCGACGAAGCGATGTAAGTCGCCTGGTCTTTGATGTCTGCTGGAACCGTGGTGACTGCGCCAATAAAGCGCGTGACTAGGGCAAGCCCTGAAGTCAAGCACTCCTGTGGGAATACAGTCTCTTCGGTTCCGACATACGCCTGGAACTCTGCCAACGTCACTGCCATGATGACTAAGCGGTTACGTCTAGCTTGACGATCGCACCAACACGTGGAGTTGCGATTGCCATGTATCCGTAGACAGATACTGAGTCGGTGAGGGTGGTGATGTCGCCGTCGGTCAAACGAACCGGTGCGCCTGCAGACTCCATGGTGATAACAGCTGCGCTGTTTGCCATGTAGACGATGCCGCTGCCGATTGCTGGGTCAACGATGATTGGTAGACCGAAGACAGAGCCTGAGAGTCCAGGGATGTTTGCGGTTCCAATGTTGTTGAATCCGTTGCCGTCTGACAATAGGACTGGGCGTCCGTCGCCTGCTGCAACCTTTGCCAACTTCACGTAGCCGTCGGTGCCGGTGAGGATGAACTCTGGGCGTAGACCGGTGTTGGTGAAGATGTAAGCTGCACCGTTAGCGATACCCTCTGCAAGCGATGAAGCGGTCTGGCCGTCTGCATCGAAAGTCTTGCCGGTGTAGTCAAGTGCGCCAATTGCGGTGACAAGTGCACCGTTGGTTGCGCCTGCGTAAGCAAGTGCTAGACCCTGGAATACCTGGTCAAGGGTGTTGACCTGTGAACGCTCAACATACTGACGTGAGAACGAGGTGTAACCACCGTAGGTCTTCACTGGAGTTGAAACGGTCTCGAAAGTCAAGTTACCGAATGCTAGGGCTTCGTTCTCTGGATCCTGAACATCTACGTCAAGGGTGTTGGCGTCGATCTTCGAGTATTCAACGGTTAGACCGGTTGCAGGCAAAGCTGCGCGGCTGAATGCTGAAACGGTTGGACGGTTGTTGGCGATAAGGGTGTTGATGTAGCCGAACCATGGTGCAACTACTGCAGCGTCAGCTGAAGTCGAAGCGGTGCGAGCGAACTCTTGTGCCTTGGTGTCGCCGGCTACAAGAGCCTTAGCGAACTCGCCCTGGCTGCGGAACTCGCCGCCAAGTGGTGCTGGTGTTGCGACGGTCTGGCCGGCTTCGACGAGGCGGCGGATTTCCGCAACTTCATCCTGAACGGCGCGAACGTCAAGCTCAATGTTTTCTGACATTGGGTTTTCCTGTTCTGGTTGCGGTTCGCTGGTCTCGGCAGGGGTTCCGCCGTCCTCTCGAACCTCGGTGATGTTTGCTCCCGCGAATGCTGGGAACGGAACCACGCTGATCTCTTTTAGAGAGACCTTGGTGCGTGTAACTGTTGAACCGTCGCGCTCGCTTTCCAGCGGAACGAAGCCAACAGAGAACTTGTTTAGGACACCGTCGCGCATCAAAGTTAGAACTTCGTTGCCTCGAGGGGTGTCGCTCACTCTTGCGGTTACTTCATAACCCTCATCGGTGTCGCGCCCAGTGAGCACCTTACCGATTGGTTCTTCGTGACCGTAGAAGAGTTTGACGTCTACTACGTCGCTGATTGCTCCTGGAACGAAACGCTCAGTGTATTGCCCGCCGATGTTGGCGTCTTGACCGTAAGGAACGGCGATGCCAGTGATCGTGCGCTCCTCGAGGTCGGCGCGAACCTCAAACTCGCGGGTTTCCATTTCAGCCATTTAGACCTTCCTTGATTCGGACTTCTTCGACGGTCAAGAAGCCAGCGTCGATTCCAGTCTTGTAATAGTCGTAACGTGCAGCTACGTCTGCCTTGAATAGGTGCTCGAAGTCGAACTCGACTCTGTTGCCTCGAGGTAGACAGTTGCTAAGTGCGTCTGTGATTGCGTCGGTGTAGGCCATGAGTGTGTGGCGGTAGAAAACCTGGTTCTCATCCTGGACGTTGGTGTAGGTGTCTGATGATCCAGGCACAGAGGTCAACAGTAGACGGCTTGGGATACCAAAGAGGCGCGCGATCTGGCGAACGGCCTGCTCCTGGATGTCGGTGAACAGAGCGTCGCGCGGGCTGAGTGAGATTGCCTTGTAGTCAAAGCCGTTGCCCAATACTGCGACCTGGCGGTTCTGTTGCTTATTGTGCCAGGTAGCGGTGACGGCTTCGGCGTCAGCTGGGTTTAGCATCTGGTTGGTGGTCAAGATACCGGTTGGAACTCCAGCCGCGCTGAACCAGTTGGCAGCGTAGTCGCGCAAGTCTAAGGCCGAGGCGATGTCTCGGTTACATGTCTCGATAGGTGAGAGCCCTCGTAGGAATCCAGCGCGGCTGAAGATTTTGAGGTGCTCCATTTGGTCTTGGGTGTATCTAACGCCCATGTAGTAATAGACCACGCCTTGAGTGATGTCGTTGCTGTTGACGTATTGGATGCTGACTGCGTTGCCTGGCAGAAGTGTCAAGTTGTTTACCTGGCCGCTCGAGCCGTATGACTTTAGCCAGAATGCGTTGCCCTCGAGGCCAAGAGCAACGACGGTCTGGAATAGAAAGTCGCGGCGGCTCTCGAGCAGGCTCGGCTTGTTGACGAGGATTGGGTTCTCGACCTGCATCTCCATACCAGTTGCGTAGCGGAACGTGCGGAGGTTCATCTTGCTAATCGGGGTAGCGATGATCTGCACAGCGCGGTAGACGGCTGTGAGTGAGAGTGCTAGCTCTGGGGTTGCGTAAGTCGCAGCTCGAGACGGAATGGTCGGCTGGACTGCGCGCGTTTCTTCAACGCGGCCTGTGATGCGCTGCCATAAAGTTGCCATACCACAAGTCTAGGGCATGAAGTGACATGCTCGACATTTGAGGCGTGTCGCGCTAGAAAACTTGGATGCCTGGAGTCAGTGCTCGGCTCGAGACATACAGCGCAAACACCGTCGCAAGTAGCGCGTCGATTTCGCCGTTGGACTTCTCTCGGCTAATCAGCCAAGTCTCGCCTGAGTATTTCGTGACTCCGTTCTGTGTCTGGACGACTAGCAATGGATCGTTATTGTGTTTGACCGTGCCAGTAGCAAACATGGCGTAGACGGCCGAACATGCCTGGCTGACTTCTTTAGTCCACAATTGCCAGACCGGTATGCCAGACAACTTCAGTCGCTTTGCCAGGCTATTGAGATTGCGGTCATCCATGGCGATTGCTCGAGGAGAGTGCTGGGTATAAAGTTTCGTCAATTCGTTGAAGAGCTGCTGCTCGGTCGGCGCGACCAGCGAAGCCACTATCTCGGTCTCTTGAATGTCGCCGTTAGAGTTGGCCGCCGCAATAGTCGCATACTCCCAGTTGCGCGCAACATCGACGGCAAATACCACGCCTTGCATGTTTGAGATGCCGTTACCGGTAGCAGCCTTGAACAACTCACCAGGTAGCCAAGATGCCGCGGTGCCTGAGATGAATTGATTCAGCGTGTAGCGCCTGACCTCATGCTCGGGCTGAGTAGCCACATCGGACAACACTCGATCTATGGGAATACGGCCACAAGCGATTGCAGGGTTCGCGGTCATGATTGCAGCTGCGCTGTCGACCGGTGCGCTAGTCGGAGCCTCCCAGATGAACGAACCGAAACGCTCCAGCGACTTATCGCCCTCGATTGCTTTAGCGGCTGACTTGTAAAGCTCGATGAGCGTCTCTGAGGTCTGGTCTCCTGCTGTGGTAATCATTATGACCATGGCGTCTGACAGAGCCGTGGTGCCCTTTGTAGCGGCTGTCCAGATACCTTTCTTAGCCAAGTGACCCTCATCGAGAATCACGCGCACGAATGGCTTGCCCTGGAGCGCGCCCTCTTTAGCGGGGCTCACTTTGTATTTGCCGGTGCCGTCGCCCTTGGCGATGCCTCGAGTTTCGGTGGTGCGCTTGAACCGTTTAGCCAACCAGCCGTGAGAGTCGATGACATGTTTGACTCGATCGTAAATAATCGTGGCCTGGTCATAACTTGACGCGATGCTGGTCACATCGCCTTTCTGGAATAGCAGACTTTCAAGCGCGAGGCCACCACCGATAACAGTCTTACCGTTCTGGCGACCCATGCTGACGATGACCTGCCTGAACCGTAATTCGCCAGGGTAATCGGGGTGGTCGGCTGGGTAGCGTTCCAGGATGTGCCTGAGCAACCACTTCTGCCACTGATCAAGTTGAATAGGCGTGTCCGATTCGGGCGTCACCCAGCACAACTCCATGAGCTCGATGAGGCGGTCGCCGTCAGTCTCGAAGTCGTCTGATAGTGGTGGCGTGTAGCGCGCCGGCAGCTGCAGCATTAGCGCGTGAGCAACTCGGCTAACGGATCGTGCTCAATGACCTGACCCTTTACCTGGCGACTAATCTCGAGCACAGTCTTGCGCAGCTCGGCCGCGGTCGACGTGTTGGCCTCCGAATCAAACTGAGATGCGAGCTGGAGGGCTAACCCAGCCAGCACCATTTGCTCCAGGTTCAAGTTGAGGCTATCTAGCCACGTTTGTATTGCATTCCTAACCATTCGTGCTCCTATCCCGAATAATCTACCCCGTTTGTGAAAATCCGCTG